AGCGGGACTACGCCCGCCGCAGCAGGCGATTCGATACTCGAAGCGGAGTTGGCCCGTTCAACGGTCATCACGCCGACGAATCCGACGGCGGCGACGATCGCGTTCGACTTCACCTTCGCCGCCGGCGTCGGCACCGGATCGGTCATCGAATACGGACTCCTGACCGCCGATACCGCAGGCACCCTCCTCAATCGTATCGTCGATGCCGGCCCGGTCACGAAGGGGGCGAGCGACGCGCTGCAAGTGACGATCACGATCAGCAATTCTTAAAGGACGATTACGCGATGGATCCCCGAATCGGCGAGACCGCCCTGCTCTCCCACGTCGTCAATTTCGAATCTGCGGCGACGATCGCATCCGTCTCGGTCGACATCTACAACGCCGGACGTACAAAAGTCGTCGCGGACGCGGCAGGGACGGTCGATTCGGCGGGTGCGGCGACAGAGCACACCGTCTCATACCTCTGGACCCCGTCCGTCGCGGGCGATTACGTCTACCATCTCCGCTACGTTGTCGGGACTCAGACATATGGTATTCGCGGCGAGGTGACGGTCCTCTCCGTCGTCTCCGTGTTCGACCGGTGGATCCGCCGCGTCTACGACTGGCTCCGCGACTCGCGTGTCGGGGAGGCTCAGGCGCTCCTCACAGAGCGGCAGATCAGGGAGAACGCGATCGCGGCGGCGGGGGAGTACGAATCGATCCGCCCGCGCGACCTCTATCTCGACGTCGCGCTCGTGGCCGAAACGTTCGAATACACGCTTCCGAACGACTGGTCGAATGCGTTCTCGTCGATCGAACGGATCGAGTACCCGAAGGACGATACCGAGCAGGACCGGGACGCGCTCGTATTGGACTGGACCGAGTACGCCATCGACGAGCCGCGGGGAAAGTGGCGCCTCACGGCGACCACGCCGACGACCGGTGAGACGGCGCGCGTTTATTATCGGACGCGCCATCGCCTAATCGACCGCGCGGGGACCGGGACGATCGCGATCTCGGCGACGACGAAGGCGGGGACGGGGACCGGAACTCGCTTTCTCTCCGAGTTGGCGCCGGGCGACACGATCACCGTCGGTACCCAGACGTTCACGATCGATGCGATCACCACCGATACCGCGCTGACCGTGACCGAGAACGCGAGTCCGGCACTCTCAACCACTGCGTTTACGATCGAGGCGGACACCATCCCCGAGGCGGATTTCGATCAGGTCGCGAGATACGCCGCGGGCCTCTGCTTGCAGCAGCTCGCGAACGAGAAGGCGGGGGACGCGCAGCCGGTCATCGGCGCGCAGATGGTTAACTACCGCACGAAGCAGCAGGAATACGCGGCGCAGGCGAAGGCGATGATGGACGCGGCGAAGGCGGCGTGGGGCGTTGGCGTTACCTCCGCGATCGGGCGGATCGACTATCTCCCCGATCATGGCGCGATTACCTACTGGGGCGTCTCGGGCGGATATTTCTGAGATGCCGTCCGCTTTCGACCAACTCGATCGTCAACTTGTGCGTCACGAGGACGCCGCCGCGAAGCGCCTTCGACGACTGCTGGAGGACGCTCGCAAGGACATTCGCATCCGGATGATCTCGGTGGGGGACGGGGAGCGCGCGACCTTGCAGCAACTCATGGCGTCGGTGGATGACGCGCTTATGCGAATGAACGCGCAGGCGGTCGGGACGCTACAGGCGGACATTCACGCCGCGATCGGGATCGGCGCGCAGATGGCCGACAGCACGCTTCTCGCCGTGAGCCGTCTCTTCTCGCTCGATCCGCAATTCTTACAGGCGATCGACGTGTTCGACGCGAGCCTCGTCACCGACGTGACGACCGAGATGCGAGGTGCAATCGCGCGCCAGGTGCAGCTCGGCGTCCTCGCCGGCCAGACGACCCCGGAGATCGCGAAGGCGATCGGCGCGACGGGCCTTCGCCCGACGGGACCGTTCAAGACGGCGGAGGCGCGAGCGACCGTCATCGCGAGAACTGAGATAAACAGGGTGAACAACATCGCGATCCAGAAGCGATACGAGCAGGCGGCGATCGAGATCCCCGGCCTGAAGAAGATGTGGTTGGCGAAACTGGACGGAAAGACGCGCGCATCGCACCGGGAGGCGAACGGACAAACGGTCGGCGTTGACGAGCCATTCACGGTCGGCGGCGAACGAGGAATGTTTCCGTTATCACCGGAATTCTCCGGCAAGAACACTATAAATTGCAGGTGTAGGACAATCGCGATTTTGCAGGAGGAGGCGTGAGGCATGGATATCCAGATCACGAGTCCCGATCTCGCACGATTGGCGCGGCACATGAAGGACGCGCCGGCGATCGTCGGCCAGGAACTGCGGCGGGGGATGCGGGAAGCGGTCCTCATCGCCGAGGGGGAGGTCGTCAAGCGGACACCCGTTCGGACGGGCCGGCTTCGCGGGTCGATCGGCCATTCGGTCGAGGGATCCAACGAGCGGATCCGGGGGATCGTCGCTTCGACGAACGTCCCCTACGCACGGATCGTCGAATACGGCCATCCGCTCCTGACGATCACGCGCAAGCAGGGTACGTTCGTCATGACCGGCAACACGAAAACCTACGTGCGGCAAGCACGGCCGGGACGTCACATGTTCCGCGAGGGTGCGAAGGCGTCCCAGGCGCGAATCGACAAGGTGTTCGGACGGGCGCTCCACAGAGTGATGAAGCGAATGATCGGGAGGCGAGGATGAAAATGGTTCAGATCACCATAGAGATCGACGACACGCAGGACGCCGAGGCGATCGCGGCGACGGTAAAGGCTGCGGTGGCCGCGACGGGCGTTCCGTCGAAGGCCATCTACATCACCGGGCCGATGACCGTCGAAGAGGCGACCGATTACACCGAAAAGATGGTTCGTCGCGAGCAGAAGCGGGCACGAGGCAAGGGATGAACGCCGAAACCAAAAACCTGAGGCGCCAACTCCGGCGTGATTCACGCGCGCGAGGCTACGGGTTCGCCGAGATCCTGGCGCGAGTCGCCGCGATCGATCCCGCGGCGATCCTTCATTACGGCCGACTCAAGCTTCCCATCGATCTCGCGATTCGCCATCTCGACGACCGGCCGGATCTGTTGACTTACCATTACGAACTGTGGGAGACCTTCTCGCGAACCGCCGAGCCGAATGAACTCGCGTTCAATGGATCGGTCCCTTATGATTATTTGACACGCGGGCAGGGCGCCTACGCGATCGTCGTCTATTCCGGATCGGACGTATGAGCCAACTCGTCGATATCATGACCCAGACGCGGGCGACCCTCGCCGCCGTCGCGAACATCGGGCGGGTCGGCTCCCGGATCGGTGACACGGGGACATGGATCGATCGGCCGCGGCCGAAACAGGCGTACTGGGAGGTTACGACAGGGACGGCGCCAGAAGAAGACTGGACGCTCGGCGGCAAGGCGCATCGCGACGTCACGGTCTGGGTGCGCGGCTGGATGCCGTTCGACTACGCGCTCAATACAGAGGCGTCCTGGTACGCGCTCGTCGACGCGGTCTGCGACGCGCTCCGCAACGAAGAGTTTTTGAACGGGGTCGCGAACGAGACGGGCAACCCGAACATTGTCGAGCCGCGCGATCCGAACAAACCGCTCGAGGTATTAGAGGGCGGGGGGAAGGCGGACGGCGTCGCCTGTCACTACGTCGTCATCGAGTGGCGCGTCGGGTGCGACATCAACTACACGCGGTCTTGAGCGGGCAGTACCGCTAATTCTCCGTCAAACTCCGGCCATATTTTCTCAATCGCTGCCTTAATCTCTTCCACCGTCGCGTCATATGGAATCGGCTCAGTTTGCTTATCCCCCAGATTGAGGCGGTACGTTCCGCTATCAATGCTGGTATTTATCCGTTTTTCCACGATTGTTTCCTCCGTTTACATTTTGACCTAGCTGTCTTACGTCGTCAATAATCGTGAAATGTCGTAGGTAAAGATCTCCCTCGGTCCATAAGGCCGGGGGTTTTTGATTCGACAACCCTGGAGGCGGGGCGTGGAGATCACCGTATCGATCGAGGAACTGCGAGAGAACGTCGGGATGGTCGCGAGCGTGCCGCGGCTTCAGTTTACCGACCAGACGATCAGTCTACTTCGCTCTGTTCGCGCGCTGGCCGTCGATCCCACCCTCGACCAGGGCGTCTACTGGGGCCAGCACCTGACCCACCTGTTCGAGCGGGTCCGCGCCGAGGGCCGGCGCTACATCCTCGCGTTCGATTACGACTCGATCTACACCGAGCGGCAGATCGTCGCGCTCTACTGGATGATGGAGCAGAACCCCGACATCGACGCGCTCTGTCCGTTGCAGATGAAGCGCGGGCGCGACGAGGGGATCTTCACCGCGGAATCGGAGGACGGCCGGATGATCCGGATCCGGGATCCGCGCGAGTTCGACTGCGACTTCGTGCCGATCAAGACCGGGCATTTTGGGCTGACGCTCCTGCGCGCGGAGCGTCTCGACCGGCTCGACAAGCCGTGGTTCATCCCCGTTCCCGACCGCGACGGAGGCTACGGGCCGGGTAAGACCGACGAGGACATCCGCTTCTGGCTTCTCTGGCGCGCGGCGGGGAACACGTTCATGCTGGCACCGCGAGTCGTCATCGGCCACCTAAACCTGATGGTGACGTGGCCGGGCCGCGACCTGACTCCGGTCCATCAATACACGAGCGATTACTACAAGGACGGGATCCCGTCCGGGATCCTGAACGGCGTCCGCTAACCGGACGGGGAGCATCCCATGTTATTCACCGATACGATCACCATCTCCTATGTCGGCGCCTCGACGTCAACGTCAACGATCACCGAGTCGGCGAACCTGCGGTCCGCGTTCGACGATTCGATCCCTGATTCGACGACGAACCAGGAGATCACGATCTCCTGCCGGACGGCGGGACTCAAGAGCGCGCGCTTCGTGAGCGACGCCGCGGTGACCCTGAAGACGAACTCGACGACGGCCGACGATACGATCATCCTCGTCGCCGACGTTCCTCGCCTCTACGCCGAGGATGGGGAAGTGGGCGCGATCCCCTTCACGACGACCAACGACATCACGTCGATCTTCGTCTCAAACGCCTCGGGCGGCGCGGCCCATCTCCAGATCGATCTCCTCTACGATGGGACGCCGTAGCGACCGCACGACGTTCGCGAAAATGAGAAAAATCGAGAAATATTAAAATTCTACGAAATTCTTTCCTTGAAACGTACACAATAACCCCCCTCTCACCTCCTACGGACTGGAAGGGGGTTATTTTATGTCCGAACAAACCAGATTCGTCGCCCTCTACGAAGGCGACACCATCACGTCGGCGCATATCGTCGGCGCGACGACCGATCCGCGACTGGTCCGCATGACCGAGCGGATATTACGACTCGACGGTTGCATGTCTCGTCGGTACCGCATCCGCGAACGTCTTCGGCGTTTCTTCGTCTCGCTCAAACGCGAGGAGACCGACGAATGATCGCTTGAGCGGTCGCGAGTCCATGTCTACAAGCGACAACATGACGGTTGAAGCAAAGCCCCTCGCCCTATCGCGGGGGGCTTTGTTCGGAGGGCGGCGATGGCAAGGCATATTGGTAAAAACCTCGATCTGTTCTCGGCGAACTCCCTGGCGCTAATCGCGCACGCGCGATCGTGCGAGATTATTGGCGACGTCGAGACGCAGGAGAATCGCGCCCTCGGTGACGCGTGGAGTTATCCGATCGCGCGAATCAACAACTGGACTCTGCGGGCGACGATCGCATCGGCGACGGGCAAGACCTACACCGGGACCAAAAACAACACGACGTACCTGATGGGACTCCAGGGAACCTCGGTCACGCTGTCCTTCCGATCTGCGTCGTCGGTCTTGCATGGCACAGTCTATTCGGGGACCGGGATCCTAAAGCACGTCGGCCATACGGTGCCCGACGGCTTGCAGGAGGTCAGCATCGAGATCGAGGGACAGGGCGCGCTGACGGTGACGCAGGCATAAGGAGGGCGGGAAGTGAACAAAATTCGGTGTGTTTATTGTGATCAGGTCTTTGAGACGGAATTGATATTCGACGATGCGGAGTATCCGCGCAAGTCGTACGCCAAATGCGGCGTGTGCGGAGCGATCGTCGTCGTCTTCCGTCCCGATCCGAAGACGGAGCGACCGACATGAGCCAGGCGAATCGCGTTTACGGAAAACATCTTACGGTCGTCTCGGTCGCGTCTCAGGCGCTCGTCGTCTCGTCGTCGGATATGATCGTGCAGGAGTGCTCGGTCGAATATAATCCGCAGATGGTCGATACGACCTGCCTCGTCGATGCGTCTGTCGCGAACATGGCGAACCACGAGGATTATACGATCCGGATCAAGTGCGCGTACGACACCGACTACGCGGCGAAGATCGCGGTCATCGAGGCGGCGGTCGGCACGTCCGTGCTCTACGGACTCACGGCCGTCTCCGGAGGGCGCAGCTGGTCGGGAACGGGGATCCTCGCCCGATCGTCGCACACGATCCCCGACGGCGGGCAGACGATCGATTACGAGATCATCCCCGACGGCACGGCGATGAATCGATAGTAAGTAACAATCGAAAGACGGATACGGAGGCGAGACATGATAGACGAGGCGAGTCGCGAGATCGAAGGAGACGAGGGAGAGTTTTCGGACGAAGAGATGGCGGAGTGGGTCGATCCGCCCGGCGACGAAACGGTGAGGATCGGCAAGATGAAAGTTGTTATCGGCCCGGTTCTCGATTCGACGACGATCGCGCGGATCAATTACGAGATCGAAGCGCGTAAAAACACCCCCGTGCTGCTCAAAGGGAAGCCGGTCGAACTCGAACCAGACGAGAAGGCGATATTTACCTGGCTCCAACACGGCTTGAAGAAGCCGAAACTCTCGATGATCCGGATCTTCCAGCTCTCGCGATTCGCCGGGGTCGATGTCATCCTGGCCGGATCGCGGGTCATGGCGCTTTCCGGGGCGTTCGATGAGGCGGTGGATCGGGCAAAAAACGGATCAAGCGGGGAGGAAAGCGGCCCTTCGGAGGATGTCGCCGGCTAGAACTGGCGTTGTTCAACCCGGAGGGGTGGCATTACCGCGTCCTCCCCGCGTGCGTGCGATACGCGGGCAAGACGGACACGGTGCTTCTCCGCGAGGGGTGGACCCACGCGGAGATCACCGAACTCGCGGCGCAGTGGGAGATCGACCAGGAGAAGTGGGCGAAGATCGCGGCGGTGAACCCGCTCGCGGCGCTGATCGGGGGTTGAAGAACTATGCCCAGTCAGACCGAACGACTTGAGCTTGTCATCGAGGCGAAGAACCGGGCAACTGCCGCGATGAAGAGCCTGAAGAACGACGTAACGGAGGTGAGTCGCGCCCTCGCGCGCGTTTCCGGGATCGGCGGGGCCGTCGGCGCGATCGGCGGCGCGGTCGGGTTCGGCGCCGTCGCGAAGGGGATCCTCGACGCGACGATGGCGATGGAACAATTCAACGCGCGACTCCTCACCGTCTACGGCTCCCAGTCGAAGGTGAACGTTCTCCTGAAGGATCTCAACAAGTTCGCCGCCCAGACTCCCTTTACGCTGCAAGAGACCATCGATGCGTGGACCCGGCTCGCATCTCAAGGGCTCGATCCGACGATGGAGAAAATGCGGACGATTGGCGATTTTGCTTCGTCAATGAGCCGATCGTTTACCGATGCCGTCGATGCAGTGGGCGATGCGACCCGAGGTGAATTCGAGCGAATGCTCGACTTTGGTTTGCTAAAAGAACATATCGATCAATTCGGTAAAGGGCTGAGAAACGCGGCGGGAACGATCATCAATCGATCCGGTTGGACCGATGCGGTATTCAAAGCGATGGCCGCGCGGTCAAGGGATTCGATGGAACGGATGATGAATACGATCGGAGGGAAATGGTCGAACGTCGGGGACGCGATGTTCCGTACCTTCTTCGCGGCAGGCGCTCCCGCCGCCGTGCCGATCATGAACATCCTGACGGTCGTTACGCGCCTCATCGAGTCCATCGGAAACAAGTCCTCCTACGTCGGCAAGGCGTTTCGGTACATCTTTTCCGTCGACCGGATGAAGCGATTCGCGCTTGCCGTCGGCGGTCTGACGTTGACGGTTCGACACGCGTTCCAAACGATCCCCGATATCCTGACGATCGTTCGCGCCAAGATCGCGACGGTCTTCCTCTCCATCGAAGAGCGGATCGCGAATTTCATGGCGAAGATCCGGGCAATGGGGGCGGCGTGGAAGGAGGGCGGCAATCCGCTTTATCGCGCGATGAACATGGCGAACGCGTTCATGGAAGGCGGCTTATCGGTTGGCGAGCGACGAGGCTTTGCCAACCGTCGTATGGGTCTACGCGGCGAAGAATCGCTGGCGGGAGCAGGCATACGACTTCGGGATTTCGGACTGACCGGGGAACGTGCCGGGATGACGAAATTCATCGATTCGCTCTTTAAGGGACTCAGTGACGTTCCGAAAAAGATGAAAGACACACTGCCCGCATCGTTCGGTGGTTCCTCCGGGCCGACCAAGAGCGCGACGGATAAGGTCGCCGAGATGATCCTCGGCGGCGGGGAACTCGCGCAGCTCGGCGTCAAGGGATCTCAACTCGGGGCGCTCGCGCCGAAGAAGAGGCCGACCGTCAACATTCACGTCGATGACGCGCTCTGGCGGAAGCCGCTCGAGGATCTCGTCCGGCAGATCGTCGCGGGGATGGCGCGGGACCGGGAAGTCGCGGTCTGGGATCTTTCGACACTGTGACGCCGTCGGCGGGCCTTCGCGTGGTATCCTAACCACAGGAGGCTTCGTTATGAAATCGTTTCTCGCGGGATTCGGGCAAGGGTTGGGGTCGTGCAGCGGCTGTCTGGTCGGGTGTCTGACGACGTTCGTCCTCGTTGTTTTCCTGTTCCTCTGGGCGTGCTCCGTCGTCTTTCGCTGATGCTTCTTCTTGCCGTCGGGCAACAAGAGCCTTGTTATTTGGACAATACGATATGTCGTTTCCGATCAAACTCCAGATCGACTTACCGAAGCCCGTCGGTCACGCCGTACAGAAGGGTTGGGCGTACGAGCACACCTTCGGGTTCGCCGATGACGATTACCGGCGCGTCAACGTCTGGCGGGATCCGGTTCGTCATACGGTCTCCCTCCAACCGTATCAACTTCTGGAGGAGTTCAATACGACGTTCGGGGGGCTGCTCGCGCGGCCGCGGCTCAACAGCTACCACAAGGACGACGGCGCGGTTTCGACGGACTGGGAGGATGTCGAGTATCAGGCGGCGGGGAACTATTTCCTACAAGCGAAGACGACGAACCAGCGACTCAATACGATCCAGCGATGGCGGCCCAATCAGGCGTTCTTTATTCGCGCCTACGCGTTCGGCGCCTACGGCAGGCGCGACACCTGGTTTACGTTTGAGCTGGGGAAGGCGTCCTACACTGATACCCCGCACTGGTCGCTCTCGGTCGGCTTCGACGGACGGCTCACGCTCGCCAAAGACGGCGTCCAGGTCACGGACTCGATCTATATCGCGCCGGCCGCGGTGGATCGGCTGACCCTCCAGCAAACGTATTTGGAGTTGATGGTCTACCCGACGCGCCGGAACGAACTGCTGTTCTGGACGAATAAGGGATCGTATCCCCGTTACGTCGATACCGACATCGATCCGTTGGAGCCGAACGGGAAGACGTTCGCGGGCGCGGAGGGGTACGGCGACTTCGGCGATAACAACTTCGTCATCTCGAAATACGGCCACGCGGCGATTACGTTCCCGACGGCGAAGGGCTTCTTCCAGCTTACGCCGGTCGTCTATCGATGTTCCCCTGCGGGCAACGGGCAGATCGAGGCCATCGTCGCGCCCGAACTCCCCTACGCGCCCGACTCGACGCTGTTCCCCGACGGCGAGGACGTCGAGAACGTCCTCCAGTGCTCCGATTACGTGAACGATCCGACCGATCCCGCTTTCGCGGAGATGACGCCCGGGCTGTCGCTCGACGGCGACGATACGACCATGAACTGGGCCGTGCTACTTCATGGTCATCGACCCGACCCTGTAGGGTTTCCCTTACAAGCCGACATCTCGCCGGAGGTCTATGGATTCAGTTACTCCGTCCCGAACGCCGCCCAGACGACCGACGACGACACGACCGATATTACGTCCTACGTCCGCAAGCTGACCCGGACTTACAACGAGAACGGATCCTCGTGCGTGCTGGAGTTCAAAGACCCTCTGATCGCGGATCCGACGGGCAGTTACATGAAGGCGCTCCATCGGGTCTGCCGGCTCTACCAACTCGACGGATCGGAGACGGAGAACGAGCTGTTCTACGGGATCGCGACGGAGCCGGAGTACGACGAATGGCCTGACTCGCCCGACTTGCTCAACCATACGCCGGTCACGTTCCGCGTCGAGGACTGGTGGTGGGTGCTCGAGCATACCCAACTCATCAATTTCCGGTCCCTCGACGGGATGAAGCTCGAAGACGCCGTGAGAGCCATCCTGAAGGTGTGCCGGTGGCCCGAGGATCGGCAGGACATCGATACCTCGATCGTGACTCTGCCGCGCGACGACAAGGCGACCGAGCGGGTGGTGATGGCTGATAACGCGGGATCCGCGAAGGATCTCCTGCTCCACCTGCGCGACACCTACACGACCAGCGACGTCCCGCCGTACAAGTGGATCATGGACTTCGCGCCGGTCCTCGACGGCTCGAATTACAAGATCAAATTCCGATTCAAGAACCCGGAATTGGCGGTCGATTATACCGAACCGGCTTCGACGCGCCGTTGGTATTCGACGAAAGCCGCGGCGGAGGAGGCCCAGGAGACGACCCTCGACTGCGCGCGGTCGTATAGCCGGCAGATCCTCGAACCCGAAGCCAACTACGCCGAGGTGTGGGGGGAGGATCCGAACGGTGTCGCCATCAGCGAGATCGGGGAGGACACGGCCAGCCAGGATCCGACGACGGCGTTCGCCGACCGGCCGGATAATTGGCTCGGCCACTATCGACCGATCGTCTATCAGAACTCGGCTCTGAATACCCGGGCGCTCGTCAAACTCGCGCTTGAGGTGCTCCGCCGGCGGCTTTTCTACCCGCGATATATTGCCGAATGGACGGGCGCCGCGTTGCATTACGACCGCCTGTGGGACGTTCATAAGATGATCCATGACGACAACCGGCGCTATCGGATTACCGGTATGGATGTCGAGCACGTTCTTGAGGCGTCGTCGCTTGTCATTAGGAACACGACCTATCAGGCGGAGGCGCGGGAATGAGACGCGGCGCGATCGCGATGAGGCGGCGGAACGCCTCCCGATATATGTCCGTTCCTGTGACGACGGCGCAACGGCGAGAGCGCGCGGATGCGCTGAAAGCGTTCGTCGCGCGAGGGCTGGGCGCGACGAACAAGGATCCGGCAACCGCCTTCGTCCTCGGAATCACGCCGTTGGCCGCCCCCTACGAGATCATCTAGCCTCCCATGACGGACTATCTACGATCCGAGCCGACCGGCCGGACAAAAACCGTGACGGTGACCGGCCGAATGACCCTCCATTACTGCGGCGGCGTTGACTGGCAAGGACCGAATTGGAAGCATACCTTCGTCGGCGGCGTCGATCAGCGTTACTTCATCAACATGGAATTGGGGTTGAGCAACTCCAACGTGCGCATCGACACCTACATGGCGGAGAGCAATCCCTACAAGCTCGACAGCCCTCGCGCGTGGGTGACGGCGGTCCGCTTCGCCAACGGGACCGATCCCGAGGAGACGCTCAAGATCTGGGTGAACGACAGCGATCCGGAATGGGACGCACTGCCGGAAAATGCGGAGTACATCACGCCCGAGAGCGGCGACGTCACCGTCAAGGTCACCGCAGCGGTCGAATGCGAGGAGTACGTGCAGGAGACGTGGGACGGCGGATCGGTCCGCCCGTTCCATCCCGCCTACTACCGGCGCGGCTATTACCTCAAGCCGGTGGATCCCGACACGGACTCGGTGAGTTACGAGATCGAGGTCAACGGAACGCCCTATTCCCGTACCGCGATCCCCCATCGATCCGTCCAGAGCGACAGGAGCGACTTCCTGGCCGAATACACGATCGGCGTCGGCGGGGATTATGCTGACGACGCGCTCTCCGCGTGGAACACAAATTATCTCTTTTACGCTCAGGACGCGAATTACCCGGAGATGAGCGACGACTTTCCGGTGGGCGGCGTCCTGGCCGAATTCAGTCAGACCACGCAACAGTGGTGGAAGTACAGGGTCAACGACGTCGAGATCAGCGAGACCGGCGTCAAGGACAACGGCCAATTCCCGGTTTTCGACATCGTGCAGCAGTCGGAATCGAGGGAATATCGGGGACAACCCGAATTCGACGTCGGAATAAAGGGCACGGCGGAAGATTTCGAGCACCAGCTCAGCGGCGTCCCCGTGCAGTACGAGGACGTGGCGAACGGCGAGATCACGCCGAAAACAATCTATCTGAGCGCGCCCTCGTCGGAGAGTTACAACACCCGGACCTATCGGGATCTCGTCGTCGACCTTGCCTACCTATCTGCTCAGGACTACTTCGAACGCGCCCAGGTCTTGATCCGGGTCGGGGATCCGTGGGAATCACTTTATATCGATCGCGCGGCCGAGCTGATCGTCGAGCCGTTCGAACTCGCGAAGTGGGCGGGGACGAACTGCGTGTTGTCGACCGAGGGCGAATACCTCAAGTGCGTGTCTGTCGGGGCCGGATCCAGTATCGATAAAACGCTCGTCAACGACCTTTTGGAGATCGTCGCTCTCGTCGATGCCGATTCCGATCCGTACGCCTGGTTTACGACCAATCAGGCGTTGATCCCGAGCTGGGTTTACGATTGGTCGCAAGGAGCCTTGAGCGGCGATCCGCTTTTCGTCGCCGGTCCGGGCGAATGGATCAAGGTCGGGAAAAAGCTGCGGGACTCGAGCGACATCTATAACTGGTCGGCCTATCGATATCTTTACGTCAAAGCCAAAGCGTCTGAATCGTTATCGATCATCCTCACGATACGATGGTATGAGTACAACTTCGTTTACGATCCCGGCGCGGCGGGAGGGATCGCACACAACAAGCGCGAGCGGACGGTCAATCTCTCAATTGATTTGACCGAGGCGGACACGGAGCAGGAGATCGACCTGCCTGGCCTGCTCGATACAGCTGGCGAAACGCTTGGCGAGGGCGCGCTCAAGTGCGTCATCGACATCACGATCACGGTGCCGGACGGGACGACCGTCTGGCTCGATAGGATCGCGATGAAGGAGAAGAATCGCCCGGTTGTCGATGTCCATTACAATTACGACTCCGCTTACGAAACCGAGGAGATTGATCCGGAGACCGGCCAGCCGATCATCGAGCCGATGCCGCCGCTCGATATGGGATGGATCGGCGTCCGGGGCGACGGGAAGAACATCCTGAACCTCGCGACGCTCCCGCTTCCGTCCAGGCCCAATGAGGCGCCGTCTTCGATCTGGGGATGGCCGACCCGACAACGCGAGATCGGCGACGTTGAGAAATTCGAGAGTTGCCTCGTCCTCGCTCAGATCGCGAACGAGATCAATCTGCAGGAAGGGTTTAGCTCACACGTCATCAATGCGGCGCCGAACGGCGATCCGAATCTGTCGGTCTGGCTCGAGGAGTGTCGATCGACGTCCCTGCCGGCATCGCTCCGGTCACGGTGTCGCTTCGGCGCCGTGAAGCTTTACAAGGATCAGGATCTTGATCTCGATCTTTACGTTCGATTGGGCAACGCGACCTACGGGATCGTCTTCGACCCGGACACGCGGTTGCCGGTCTCGGTACCCGTCCTCGTCGAGAAGACGAGCGGAGCGGATATCGACGGAGCGCAGTCCAACGCCACCGGCGAGTTCGACTTGTTTCAACCTCAAAACGAGTCGGTCAATTACGTAACCAGCCCCGGATCGACCGATGAGATCGCCTACCCTGGAGGGTCGGTCCCGGTCAAGCATGGGACGCTCGTCAACGTGATCCTCACCGGAAAGGCGACGGAAGAGTCGGGTGATACGTGCGCTCTCGACATCGACCGGACCGGGAACCTTTGGGTCGGTCTCAACCGGAACGGGAAGGTCACCGTCGCGCGGAAGTTTGGGATCGAAGCGGACTGGACGTATTTTGTCATCGGAGCGGCGCACGAGTGCTGGATCCACGTCGATGAGACGCGCGCGGAGCCGGTCGTTCGGGTCGTGTTCCGGTTCGGCACCGAGACGATCTACCAGGCGGAATCATCGCGCAACGCGAGCGGGGGGTGGAGTTTGAAGACGATCGCAACGGGGAGCAACCCGTTTCTCCGGAAAGACAAGGCGACCGGGTTGATGTTCTATCTTTACTGGACATCGGCTTCCAGCGGGACGCTCTGGCTCAAGCGGTCCGAGGACGACGGGACGACGTTCAAGGACGCATCGCCGATCGCGGTCGCGGCGGGCGTCGCCCAACAGACGGCCACGCTCGATTGGATGCTCGACGCGAGACATACCCTCGTCGTCGTCTACCAGTCCGGATCCGACATCGTGCAAGTCGAGTCGACCGATAACGGTTTGACGTTCGCTTAATCGACTGGGGTTTACGAATGGCAACTTTAGCTACAACGGCGGATCCGGCGGCGGGAGAAACCGCGGCGTTCCTCGTCAAAACGCTCGCGACGAAGAGA